CTTGATAAGTTTAATGATATAATTCTTTCTAGAAATATTAATACATGCAGGTGCGATATAATCAATATCTAAACTCATTTCACCTCTCATAAAAATATCATTGAACTCAGCAGTATCCGCTTCAATACCTTTGTATTCATTATCTAAATCAACCATCTCATTTAGACCGCGTCCAATATATGTATGTTCATCAATATCTACAGGTGTCTCAAAGTTAACACCATCGGTATCCATTACTAGTGGTTTGTATCCTTTCTTTTCAAAAAACATAATCATCATACGAAGGCATTGACGCCCAGTACAAGTAATTGTTTCACCCATATTCATATCACCCCAGGGGAAAACTTGGGGCGCAGATAATGAACCAAAATATGCATTAATAAAAATTTTAATCGGCAATTGTTTACGATCATACATTTCCGATTCGATTGGATTTGTATTTTTTAATTCGCCTGCTAATCTTTTATATTTTATACGAATATTTCTAAAATATTTTAACATTGATTTTTGTACCCCCATAACATCACATTCGGGGAATACATCATAAACCAATTGAATTGATGGATATAGGGATGCGTAGTCAAATTTAACAATATTCTTAGAGTAACCAACGTTTAACAATCGAGACAATCCACCAGTAATAGCTCTTTTACTATCGCGCGCGGGGATTGATAAATTGTTTTCATATGACCAAGCCAACATTATAATTTTCCATAATGTTGCAGTACCCATTGTAGATATTCTTTCATATGTTGTAGGAACAACCTTGGAAAGTAAAAAAGATGCTTGGCTAAATGAGTCATCAACAACCATAGTTTCATACAAGTCATCGTCAAGATATTGTTCAACCACTCTTCGACCAGTCCATATTTCAAATTTACCTGGATATTTTTCTAAAAGACCATCCGTACCTTTGTCACCAATTTTTTTAAATCCGCCGGTTTTTGGGTTAACATAATACGATTCGTTTTCTAAATAAATTTTAGAAATAAATGCACCGTCAACATAAACACGATTTTCTTTTTCTTTCTCCAAATACGTGGTGATATATTTCAAACTCCAAGATTTGATTTCCGAATTTATAGCTTGTGCCCTTCTGACTCCGTGAGCGATATCAATAACACTAAAACCCCATAACATAAATTGGTTATAAGGTTCAATCTCATTAGCCAACTTCAACATCCCCTCTTTGATTTTTATTCCTTGCTTTTTATTGAAAATTTTTGTGTGCTCTTCAATATTAATTCCTAATATTTCCGCACGTTTTAATATAAATGGAAAGTCAAAAGATGCTGAGTTATAACCTCCAATAATTGTCGGTTTAATTTCGCCAATTATTCTGAAAAAATCCTCAATAGATTTCTTTTCACCGTCATCACCAAACGCATCTAATGTTTTAGTGTATCCTCGATTATCTTTAATTCCAATAAGAATTATTTTACATTTTTCAGGTTCTAAACCTGTTGTCTCAATGTCAAATACAAGTCGATGAACATCATTATAATCTTCAATACCCTTGAACAATCTTTTCTTTTTTTGAATTAAGAATTGTTCAACTGGTGTTAATATTGTAAAAGATGATTTGTATTGTTCATCCCAAGGATTAATTCCACCTTCACGAAAAAACGCCATTAAGTTGGTATACGTTTTTAAACTTTTAACCAAATAGTTCAAACCATCTTCTAACCTTTCGTTACCATGTGAATCTAATTTTTCAATTATAATCCCATGCTGACGCATTTTTGCTTTTTGTAATGATTTATTACCTTGATAAAAGTTGAAACCACTTAAATCACCCACCCAAAGAAATGGTGTGAGTGTGTCTGAAAGAATCATTTTACCCTTTTCAGGGTGCTGAATGATTTTAAAAATTGTGTTTGTTTTGTAATCGTATTCTAACCCAACAATATATTCTTCTGGGTCCGAACCGTTTAAGAAACTTTCGATTACTTCTTGTGATATTACCTCTGGCATTTTTATATATTAAAAGTGACACATTATACTCATATCGAATGATATGATTTGTCTTGAACTTCAAATATACATAATTGTTCCTTAAATAAAAAATTAGATTACGTTAATAGGTGCCGGCATTGCCCTATATTTTAATGCTTTGTTAAGATTTTCTGCCTCGTTACCCTTTCTTTCCATCATTTTGTCTGGGCGCAATCTTTCCAATCTTTGCATTAATTCCTCGTTTAATTTTAATTTTTCGTCCTTTCCTTCTGTTAAAAGTGATTGATAATCAAGTGTTACTTCGCTATCTGGCACCTTTAATGCACCAGAAAATTTACCATAAATTCTACCCAACGCTTCTTTAGAATAAGCGGTCGTATACTTTCTAACCCAGTTTTGTGCGGGTTTATTTAGTTCATCCCAAGCTAATTGTTCAACCATAACATCTGAAGGTAATTTTACAATACTTTTGTTGTCATCTATACAAGTATCTGGGTCGTTAAGATCATAGTACCAATACCAAACCTTATAATTCGTGGATGCTAATTTATTGAAATCGAATCTACCGCCTGGAACATTGTAAAGGTGAATGAATTTTTTACCTTCAGGACCTGCTGTAATTCTATATGTTAAATCACCGCCAATTAAACGGTTTTTAATATTTCTGTCTTGCATTCTAAGTAACAAGTCATATGCTGGTAGCATAAAATAAGAGCCCTGAGCACCTACCTGAGCAAATCCACCAATACCACCAAAACCAACGCCACCTAGTCCACCAAAACCACCTAAAAACGGATCAACAATTGAATCACTCAATTCTGGTCTGGTAAACCATAATAACTCATTTATTTCTCTACCAGCGGGGATTTCGTAAACCTGAACGTTTTCTTGAATATCAAAATAGTCCTTTTTAAGTATGTCTTTACCACCGGCCTGTAAACCAACGATTTTAGAATAAGCATGAGAATATTGTGTTTCAAAATTCATATCCCTAGTAGTAAACGCCCTTGTAAGTGACTGTGTATCAACGTCTAAACCAACCAATGATGACCATTGAGATTCAATTAACCAGTCGTGGACTAGTTGCTCATAGTCGTTAATTGATAATTCTAGGAACGTATCCATTTGTTCTTCCGTTAACTCAATACCTCTAACAGGCATACCTAAAAGGTGCAAAATCTGAGTATAAAGTTTTTCTTTTTCGGGGGCGCTAATAACTGTGCTCATACTTGTTTTATTTCTATAAATACCTTATTATTGGATAAATAAGTAAAAATATGAGCATATCAGAATATCTTTTTAACGCATTTAGTTATTGTGGGCAGAAAAACATCGATTTCCGATTAATCAATTCGGATTTAAAAGAAAACAAATACCATTTCGATGCTGAAAATAATTTAGTGACCGTAACCATAGGGGATTACGATGATAAAGAATTTGTTAAAGTTTTAGAAGAAAACATGGAACAATTAAAACAGTCCTTTAAGTAGTTCAGAAGCGAAGGTATCACTGTATTCACCATCACCCATAACCTGATCAATAACATTTTTCTTTTTTTGTAAGATGTTATAGATGTTCATTTCAATTGTATTCTCAAAAACTGGGTAATAAACCAACACCGAGTTTTTTTGACCATAACGGTATGCTCTATCCTCGGCTTGTGAATGGTGAGCTGGCACAAATGATAAGTCATTCATAATAACCCCTTCTGCGGCAGTAAGAGTAATACCAACACCACCAGCAATAATGTTAGAAATAAATATTTTTACCTTATCTTCATTTTGAAATCTATCAACACTATCCTGTCTTTTTTCTTTTGACATTCTACCATCCAATATCACAGCATTTTTGCGGTATTTTTCATATAAAGTATCTAGTGTTGCGGTAAAATTTGTAAAAACAATAACTTTTTTACCTTGTTCAATAAATTTATCAATTAACTCACAAGTATACGGAATCTTCTCGATTGAAATCAATTGTCTAATTTTCATTAAACGATTAATAGTTACAGAAACACTTTCATTCTTTTTACTTTCTTTTGAAATTCTCATAAACTCCTCAAGTTCGTCATCATAAAATGTGTTTTTTAGTTCGACAAAAATTGGTGTAATTATTTTTTCTGGTAAATCTAATATATCGGTTTTCATTCTACGCAGTATTAGATTTTTAGTTCTATCGCGCAATTCGTCCAAGTTACTAGCACCACTAGTGTTCCATATTTTTTTCATTCCAACATTAAATTGAAATCCTTTACAATAACGTCTAACATAACTTTGCCAGTTTAATGTTAAAGGTGAATTTGCGATTTTCAATAAGTTGAAATAGTTAATAGGTCTAGAAGTCATTGGTGTTCCAGTCAATAACCAAACCTTAGGTATCTTATCTAGAATATCATTAAGTAATTTAGTTCTTTGCGCCGTTGAGTTTGAAATGTAATGCGCCTCATCAACAATTGCCAACTCAAACTTCTCATTCATTATTAATTTATACGCCTCACTATCTTCTGTGTTATCCGTCGTGTGGAAATTTTTAAGAATATCATAGTTGATTATATAGTAATCAAATGTGGACCCCCATTTCTTTCCTTCAATCAATAAAATTCTACGGTCGGTATAATTTTTAATTTCTCTTTCCCAGTTAATTTTAAGAGATGCTGGACAAACAATTAATATTTTTTTAACCCCGCTTTCAATTGATGCAATTACGGCAGATGTTGTTTTACCTAGACCCATATCATCAGCCAAGATAAAGCGGTCGTTAACTAATAGTTTTTCAATCGCTTCTTTTTGATGATTCATCGGAGGTCTAACAGAATATTTTTCATAATCAATTACTCTGTTTAACTTTTTTTCTTCAGCCATTATTACCACCTTAGGTACCCATAACGCTTGTAGTTTCTCGGCGTCTAAAACTTTACCCCATATGTGGTACGCCTTATCTGATTCACACAATAACTTTTCAATCCAAATTTTTTCTGGGGGCTTAACCAATAGTTTATCTTCCATTAGTTTCTCACCAAAAGTTTGAACAATATTCACATATTTTCTAGCCACTTTAGGAACCACATTTTGATATTTTATAATATAATCAGCTTGTGTTCTTGTTAATTTATAGTTCTTGGTGTCAAGTAACTTTTTCTTCCAATCAAGGATTTGGTTATTTGACCCTTCATATATTGCTAGTATTTCTCGAGCTTCAATTTCTGGTAACATAATCTTTATATAGAAATATACGGAAAAACAAATACATTATAAACTATTTATATTGTATGGATAATAAACTACCAATAACTAGATTAAGTAAATTTTTCTCAAACGAGGATTTTGATTTACAGATACAAATAGGTCAAGAATATTTGCACGGTGATCTTAACATGAAATTGGTCCTTTTTAGAGTTGATAGACAAAAAACAGATACCGATGGGGTTTATGGTGAGGTAGGTCTTGATGAAATCAAATATTTCCCACCAATCGAAGTTAACGCCTTGGTTCAAGTAGAAGCGTCTAAAAATAATTCATACAAAGCTGGTATGATGCGATATAATGAACCGGGTAATTTAACATTCTCAGTTTATATTAAGCATCTAAGTGAATTAGGGGTTGAAATTAAGTACGGTGATTATATTGGTTATCCAGAAACCGAAAATAAAATGCGTTACTATACTGTGACAAACGATGGTAAGGTAACATCTGATAACAAACATAACTTGTTTGGTTATAAGCCGTATTATCGCACAATAACTTGCGCGCCAGCACAGGAACAAGAATTTAGAGGAGTATAAAATGGGAATACCAAAAAGAAAAAACGACATACAAATCTACAAAGGTAAAGAATTGACCGGTAGAAGACAGGAATTGTTAGATAAAATAACAAAGTCGGATACGTATTTACCTGACTCTATTCTACATGACGATTTAGATATGGGTATGTTAGATTTTGTTAACACTAATTTTAAAGTTATTAGTGACGGTAAACCTATTCCAATTATTCCAAAAATTTTAACGATACAAAGATGGGCTCAGGTAATGAATACTTGGGAGTTTTCCGACGATGACGGTAATATGAAAATACCATTTATGGGTATCATAAGAAGACCTGATGTACAACCGGGAACAAATCCATCAATACAAAGAACAATCCCAGAAAGATTACCTTTCCATTACGCAACAGTTGCTACTTGGAACGGCACACAAATGGGTGCAGACGTTTATAAGATACCACAGCCGGTCGCAGTGGACATTACATATGAGGTTACCATTATTTGTAACAAAATACGTGAACTAAACAGATTCAATAAAATTGTAATGCAAAAATTTGCATCTAGACAAGCGTATACAACGGTAAAAGGTCATTACATACCTATTTTACTAGATAAGGTTGAGGATAACTCTCCGATTGAACAAATTGATAATCGTAGATTTTACTCGCAAAATTATCAATTTACTTTGTTAGGTTTATTAATTGACTCTGAAGAATTTGAGGTTAAGCCGGCCATTAGTAGAATGTTTCTATTAAATGAATTCATTGCAGGATCTAATTATCAAAAGAAATATATTAATAAAACAATAGAATTGACCGTTGTAACTTTCCCAGGGGATGGTTTGCAAAAACAATTTAGCGTTGGTGAGAGTATTGGTATTCTATTTAATGTTTCAATAAACGGTCTTTTACAAGAAAGAGATGTAGATTATTTCCATATCGCCGGAACATCTAAAATAACATTTGTAGATGCTCCGTTTGAAAATAGTTTAATTGCAATAACATATTATAAAGGTAAAAATAGTGTATTCATAGATAGCTACGGTAAACCAATTCAAGTTTCCACAGAATATTACACTTACGATGGTTCAACCCTTGTTTTTGAATTATTGAATAATATTGACAGCATTGTTAGTTTAGATATTAACGGTCTTTTGGAAGAAGAGGGTGGCGGATTTGATATTAGTTCATCAAATGAAATAACTCTCAATTATTCCCCTGTGATTAATTCAAAAATTGGTGTGACATATCTACACTAAGATTCTCCGTAAATGTCCCTTTTTTTAGGTTTACAGGTTTCTTCTATTAATTTTTCTAAAAGTTTATAAATTTTTAATCCGTGTTTATCACAGTGGGTTTTAACCATTTCGTGATGTTTATCACTTATTTTGACGTTTTTGGTTGTTGTTTTCATATCTAAAGATAAATAACGATAAAAAAGGATAAAATACTATCTAAGTAGTCAAAATCTTGGAAATCTTTGCTAAAAACAAAGATATTTATTTGATAAGAATAAAATAACTTAACCAAACATTTATCAATGGCAAATTCAAACAGAGTTTTCGTTTCTCCGGGGGTCTACACTTCAGAGAAAGATTTAACATTCGTAGCGCAAAGTGTAGGGGTAACAACATTGGGTTTAGTAGGTGAAACTTTAAAAGGTCCAGCTTTCGAACCAATCTTGGTGTCTAATTTCGACGAATTCAAAACATATTTTGGTGGCACTTCACCCGCAAAAGACGGAAGTGATAACCCAAAATACGAGTTACCTTATGTAGCAAAATCATATTTACAAGAATCAAATCAGTTATTTGTAACCCGAGTATTGGGTTTAACTGGTTATAAACCAAACAGAACCTATGGTATTAAAACATTGGGTGGTATGGTTGTTGGAGACCTTGTAACAACAGGAACAACAACTGGAACAACAGTGGTTACCGCAAGTGGTATTACTGGTTCAACATTTTATGCTGAACTTTCAGGAAAAACAGCATCTGATGGCGACTCAGTACCAGGATTTATCTTAGACCAATATAGTGGAAACACTAGTGGGAATACTGGTAACTGGTTTACAATTGGAACTGTACCAACTGCTGCAACAAGTTCTTTAACTGGAACCACTGTTTCATCACCAATAGGTGCTAGTGCAACCAAAAACTGGTATAACACATACTCAAACTTTACAAACAAGGTTTATTCATACCTATTCGTTTATAATCACGGAACAACATCATTTGATGTTACAAGATATGAATATAGCGCAACTTTAGCAAATGACGGAAAAGTTGTTTGTTTGTTAAGGTCTAGAGGTTCATACATTTCGGAAGTATTAACACATAGAGTTACTGGTACAACATCGGTTCAAATTACTGGATCAGATATTGCATTAGATCCTTTATCAGAATTCACATTAACTGTTACAGACGTCGATGCTGATGTTAGAACATTTGATTGTAGTTTTGACACTGCTTCAACAAAATATATTACAAAAGTTTTAGGTGTTGATGTTTTTGATAAAGAAAAAACGGTTAACCCAATATATGTTCACGAAGTTTATCCAAATTTAATTAAAAATCTTTTCCAACAAGGTCAAATCAGAGGTTTAAATACTACTGAATATGTAAACGCAGAAGGAACAGATTTTGTACAACAATGGGATATGGCGGGTTCAAATTTAGTTGTTTCTGAAGTAAGAGGTGGTAACGTATTTGATTTATTTAGTTTCTTAACAATATCAGATGGTAACGCTTCTAATAATGAAGTTAAAATTACTATTCAAAATATTAATGTTGAAACTGGTGAATTTGATGTTTTAGTTCGTGATTTTTATGATTCAGACGAAAACCAAGTGGTTCTAGAGAAGTTCTCAAGATGTTCAATGAATCCGGATCTTCCAGGTTTCGTTGCTAAAAAAATTGGTACATCTGATGGTGAATATGAAATCAGAAGTAAATACGTTATGTTAGTATTGGCTGATAACGCGCCAGCAGACGCAATTCCAGCGGGTTTCAAAGGATGTACAACCAAAGATTCTATCGGAGGTTTAACATTTAAAACAAAATACAATACAGCAGGTGAAACAATTTATTATAACACAGATGGTAGTGCGGAAATATCTAATGGAGATAAAGTTAAAAAAGTAACATTAGGTTTATCATCGCAATCACATATTGGATATGACAAAGACATGTTCAAATTTAAGGGTGTTGGTGCTAATGAGGTAACATTTGGTTTTCACTTATCAACAAATGCCTCAACAATAACTGACGCTAATGGAAATACAGTATATGAAACAACTGCATATGACTTTGAAGGTCAAACAGGTGTGGATAACCCATTAACAGGTATATCTTATTGTAAATTCACATTACCAGTATTTGGCGGATTTGATGGTTGGGATATCTACAGAAATGTTAGAACAAACACAGACGGATATATTTTTGGTAAAAACACATATTCAACCAATCACTCAACAAGTGGTGGTGTATTCAGTTCAACAGTTGGTAACTCAGATTATTACGCTTATTTAGAAGGTATTAATTCATTCTCTAATCCAGAAGCAGTAGATATTAATTTATTTGCAACTCCAGGTATCAATTGGTTAAACCACAGTTCTCTTGTAACTCAAGCTATTGATATGGTTGAGAATGATAGAGCGGATTCATTATACATTATTAATGCACCAAACCACACAACAACAGCGGAAGTTGTTGATGATTTAGATAGTGTTAGTTTAGACACAAACTATTCAGCAACTTACTGGCCTTGGATTCAAGTAAGAGATACTGACAACGCAACTCAACTTTACTTACCACCAACAGGAGAAGTTGTTAAAAACATTGCATTAACCGATAATGTATCATATCCTTGGTTTGCAGTTGCAGGTTATTCAAGAGGTTTAGTTAACTCAATTAAAGCAGCTAAAAAATTAACATTAGATGATAGAGATGAATTATACAAAAACAGAATTAACCCAATTGCGACATTCTCTGATACAGGTACAATTATTTGGGGTAACAAAACCTTACAAGTAAGAGAATCAGCATTAGATAGAATTAACGTAAGAAGATTGTTATTAAGAGCTAGAAAGTTGATTTCAGCAGTAGCAGTTAGATTATTGTTCGAACAAAATGATGATCAAGTAAGACAAGAATTCTTAAGTTTGGTTAACCCAATATTAGATTCTATTAAGAAAGAAAGAGGTTTGTATGATTTCCGCGTAGCGGTTTCTAACGACCCAGAAGACATTGATGCTAACACACTAAGAGGTAAGATTTACATTAAACCAACTAGATCATTAGAATTTATCGATGTAGAATTCATAATAACACCAACAGGTGCTTCTTTTGAAAATATATAATATTAATTAAAATAAAACACAAATGGGGGGTAGACATAATATCCCCCATTTTAATTTTTGATAGTGAAAAGAGATGATGTTTTTTAAAAATTTTATATTTTTTTCTCTATTTTTTAAGATTTGTTTGATATTTTTTTAATGTTTTATATAAGTGTTTGCAAAAAGCTACGGAAAAAAATCGACAAAACCAAGAAAACCCAAAAATAAATTTATTTTAATTAGTGATATATTTATAATAAAGCAAATAAACTAAAAACAAATATAACAAAAAATGGCGGATTTATTAATGAAAATGCCGGTTCCCTACGAACCAAAAAGAAAAAATAGATTTATCCTAAGATTTCCATCTACATTAGGTATAAATGAGTGGTACGTGACTTCAACATCTCGCCCATCAGCTAAAATTAAATCTGTTGAAATACCTTTCTTAAACACCTCAACTTACGTTGCTGGTAGATTTGACTGGGAAGAAATTAAAGTTCAGTTTAAAGACCCGATTGGTCCTTCAGCAGCACAAGCACTTATGGAGTGGTTCCGCTTACACGCAGAATCAGTTACAGGTCGTATGGGTTATGCCGCAGGATATAAAAAAGATGTATACTTGGAAATGTTAGACCCAACAGGTGTTGTTGTTGAAAAGTGGTTATTAGAGGGTTGCTTCCTTACCAACTTAAACTTTGGTGATTTAGCATATTCTCAAGATGAATTGGCAAGTATCGACTGTTCTTTAAGAATGGATAGATGCGTACTTATTTACTAGTATTCTATACAATATATTGATATTCAATTCGTTAAGTCCAGTGTTCCACGTGAAATGCAGGATTTAACGAATTTTTTTTTAAACTTTACTTTAATGTACTTATAGTGTAAACTAGTATTATGGAAAATTTTAACATAGACCCCTCAATTGCATACGACGTTGTGCAATTACCTTCGCAAGGACTATCATACACAAATAAGAAAAAATCCGTCAGGGTGGGTTATTTAACCGCTGCTGATGAGAATGTATTGATGTCCCCCAACTTAATCAATGGCGAAGCCGTTATTGACGAATTATTAAGAAGAAAAATTCTTGATAGAGATTTAGACGTAAATGAACTTTTAGAAGAAGATAGACAAGCAATCTTAATTTTCTTGCGAAATACCGCATTTGGTACAATTTATAAGGTAAAAGCGGTTGACCCTAAAACAAGTGAAAATTTTGAACAGGATATTGATTTATCTAGTTTAAAGACAAAAGATTTTACTTTAAAAGCAAACGAAAATGATGAATATTCATATCATTTACCAATCTCTAAAAAAGATATTACATTCAAATTCTTAACACAATTACAAGAAAATGAATTACTAACAATAAGAAATAAAACAACTGGTAAAGAAGTTTCTAATGTAATAACCAAACGACTAGAAATGATGATTAAATCCATTGATGGGAATAAAGACCCAATGGCACTTTACCAATTCATTCAAACGATGCCAATTAAGGACTCTCAGGACTTTAAGAAATTCGTTTCAGATAATAAACCAGGATTAGATTTGTTTATTGATATAGCCGCCCCGTCAGGAGAAAAAGTCACAGTTGTTATTGACTTTGGGGTGGAGTTTTTTCGTCCTTTCTACGGATTATAAGAAATATCAAATGGATGAAATATTATTCTTGTTGAAAAACGGTTTTACGTATCAAGATGTATTAATGATTCCAGTACACGAAAGAAGAAATTTCGTTAGTTATTTATTTGACTTGCAAAATGGTTAATCTAATATTTATAGGTTATGGGATTTAACAGCGCAATTGACGAATTATTTAGTAGTAATGGTAGACGTGGTAATACGGATTTGCTTTCTTTTATGCAATCCAATACAACTAACTATAGTTCAAACAATGCACTAAAGCAAGACATTAACGATGGTATATCGACTCTTCAAAACAAAATCAGAACGCTTACAGCATCTTCCGCTGCAACTGGCGCTGCTGCCGGTGGTGCTGGTGTTCTAGCAGCAACATCTGGTGCTGTTGGCAGTGTTGTTGGTAGAATATCGAGTTTGGCTGGTACTGCAATAGGTGGATTAGGTAATATTATTGTTAGTGGCGCTGAAAGTATATTTAAAGACCAATTGAATGTTCAGAGAGATTTGCAATCCTCAGAAATTTCTGCACTACTTAAAACAGTTGCCACAAATGTGTTAAAACCCGTGGATCTTGTTAAAGGAGTAATTAGTTCACTGGCATCAAATGCTGGAGCATTAATTGCTGATGCATATGATAACGAAGCTAAAATGTTAACATCAATTTCACAAGCAGGTGGAATTATGGGCGATTTAGCTGGTGTTATGAAAGAGGAAATGTTAACGGCGGCAGAAGAAGCGGTTAAATTTGGTGTTTCAATTCAAGATGCGCGAGACGCTTCAGCAGCATTAAGTAAAAATTCCGGACAAACAAAACTATATACAGCAGAAACAGTTGCAAATGCACTTAAGATTAGTAGTACATTAACGGATAGCGCAAAATCTATATTTGAAAATGCTGAGAATTTTAGAAATATTGGTTATGGGTTACAAGACGCAACTAAAATTATATTAAACGCTGGTAAAGCATCTTTAGCACAAGGTTTAACAGCTAGGGAAACCACAAAAACATTAATGGCTAATTTAGGTAAACTAAATGAATACGGATTTAAAAATGGTGTTGCAGGTTTAACTCAAATGGTTCAACAAGCACAATCACTAAAACTAAACATGGATAAAGTTTTTGTAGTTGCTGACAAAGTTTTTGAACCAGAAGGGGCTATTGATATGGCGGCTAAACTACAAATGATTGGTGGTGCTGCTGGTGACCTAGCTGACCCTATTAGAGCAATGTACGATGTTACCAATAATATGGAAGGCATACAAAGTTCAATCATTGATTCAGCAAGAAGTTTAGCTGTGTTTGATGAAGCTCAAGGTCGTTTTGCTGTTACAGGTATCAACTTAAGAGTTGCAAAAGCTAGAGCAGATGCGCTAGGGATGACACTGGGGGAAATGTCGAGTTTAGCTATAAAAGCAGCAAACCAATTTGAGGTAATGAGTCAAATAGATATGTTTCCTCAATTCAAGGATGGTGATCAAAAAGAGTTTATAAAAAATATGGCTCAAATTGGTTCAGGTGGAACAATTGGGTTTGAAATACCAAAAGAAATGCAACAATTCTTTGGTGGTCAGGCGTTTGTTGAATTATCAAATATGACTGGTGACCAAGTTGCCGCACTACAAAGATATCAAGAACAAATTGCTGGCGCTAGTTTGGAGGATTTGTCTAGAAGCCAATTTACCGTTCAAACACAAATGATGAGTGATATTAATAGCATTTATTTGTTATTACAAAACAATTTAAGAAGAGGTATTCGTGAAACTCAGGTTTATGATTTATTAGATAAAGCTAAAACCGCATTAATGGACCCGAGTAACGGTCCTGCATTAGTTGAAGGCGCCACAGAAACCTTAAACAAAATTATGGGTATAATACCAGGTGGTGATAGTTTTAAGGGAAAATCTTATGAAAAACAACAGAAAGCAATACAAGATGAAATAGATAAAGCTAAAAGTAGACCTATTTCCGGAAATGAAACAACATTTAATGTTAATCTAAAAATTTCGGGAGCCGATAACTATGCTAATTTACTAGCCACAACAATGCAAAAAGACCCATCAATGAAGGATCAGGTGGTTGCAGCAATAAATGAACCAATTAGGTCATATTTAGCAAATGCTTAATTGGTTTTATAATAATATCTATTTATAGAATAAAGAATAGATGCCAAGTTACTTAGATTTTGATTCAACCAAAAAATTAAGAGATGCGATGTTAGCAAAGACATTAGTACAACCTAATGGACCGCAAACATTCACGTCTGGTAATTACTCTATTCAAAATACTTCAAATTTCGCAAACGTTGATCCAGGGGAAGTTTCAGATCAAAGACCTAAACTTTTATTAGACGCATCAAATAGCAACACATTTAAACCAGAAATTTACGTTGTAAAGGAAAATATCGATGTTTTACCAAGAAGAGCAAATCTTGGTTTATATCCCTACTTTCAACGTGACCAAGACCATTCGTTAATTAGTATATTAACAACGGACAAATATGATGATGAATCCGAATTATTTAAGTTCGCGGCATCAAATATTAAAACAGCAACAGAGGGACCAATACAGGCGAGAATTAGACAAAACTTATTAGCTAATACATTAAGTAAAGTTAGAATATTAGACGCACTAGCGGGTAACACAAATACAGCAATCGGTTTAATTTCAGGTAGAGAACCGTTAGTTGAAAAAAATTATAAAATTACTGTTGCTAAATCTTTGGCCGGTAAGGTAATTGATTTTGCACAAACAGTTGCGGGTGTAGAATTCCCTTGGAGTGAAATCCCTGGTGATTATTTAAGTAACCCAGCAAATCCGGTAAAATATAGACCAGAAGCAAGAACAGGATTAGGTAGAGCATTTCAAGATGTTACAGGTGTGTTAGGTTCTTTAATTGGAATAGAAAGAAGACCAAAGCGCTCTAGAAAACCTTCGGATTTATTAATTGAATATATGGGTAACGGACAATTACAAACATTGTACAATAACCTAACATTTTCAAAATATAAACCAGATTACACAACTACTGCTAGATCACAACAATCTAGTAAATTATTTAATTTCCCAAATCAAATTGCACAGGGAATAAAAAACATTTTAGGTGTGGAAGCACCTAGGGGTAATGCATATATTGGTGATGATAGAGGTGAAGATGTGATGTATGCTATTTCGGACTTTAATGATAGACCAGTAAGAAGTGGTTATTATCTTTCATTAATGTTTGATGAAACGGCAACTAAGTTATTTCATAAAGATAAGAATATATCGGATGGTGGACAAATAGGTGGTAAACTTACTTGGGTTAGTAGACAATCAAATGAAAAAATAAAAGGTGTTCATAATGCTGAATGGCAAAGTGAGGCATCAAGACATGCTGAAAGTTTATCTACGGCTTATGAATTTAGAGAGGATTCAATACTAGGTGAAACACAAAGATTACTTAATACATTACCAGAGAATGGTGGTGAAGCAAAAGGACACGTGGCAAATGCCATTGACCAAACAAGTAGAGTTTTTCGTGAAGGTGAGACAATGTTATCTAGAGGTTCTGCTATAAAATATATTGATAAATTTTCTGGCGAAGAAAGTGGTATTGAATATTGTCGTGTATGGACAAAAGACCGTTCATATATGAATTATTCTGACACAATGAAACGTACTGGTTTAATTAGAAATTTTAAGGAAAGTGTAATGACAACTCCTTGGAATTTAAATATTGCCCCAATGTCAAACGGACAAAGAGGTAAAGACGCATTTAATGGTTCAACAAACATTATTAATGGTCAGGCAAAAAAATATATGTTCTCAATAGAGAATTTAGCATGGAAAACATCAAACAAGCCGGGATTTACGTACAATGATTTACCATATTGTGAAAGAGGACCTAATGGTGGTAGAGTTATGTGGTTTCCACCATATGATTTAAAATTTCAAGAGACAAATACCGCAAACTGGGAAACAACTAAATTCATAGGTAGACCAGAACCCATATACACATATCAAAATGCGGAAAGAAGTGGTACTGTATCGTTTAAGGTTGTTGTCGATCACCCAAGTGTTTTAAACTTATTAGTTAAAAAACGTTTTGAGGGTATGTCTGATGAAGAATCGACAAACTACATCAATTCATTTTTTGCCGGTTGTGAGCAATTAGATTTCTATGATTTAATTAGACGTTATGGTAATTTGGAATCCGAAGAAATTGAGATTATACAAATTTGGTTAAGTTATTATCGTGATGGTAAAACTAGCGACGATTATCTTAAACTAAAATTTAAAAGAACTGCTGGTGAGATTGTGTCCACAAACCCTAATAACAGCGATGGGTTGTTACCTTATCAATCAGAACCATTTGACACTGGCGGTGCATCAGGACAACCAGTATCGTTTGATGGTGACTTATATTTTAGAAACGACCAACCACATCCTCAAGATGGTTTATATGCTGATTCAGATTATGAGGCACAATATACTTCTTATGTGGCATTAAAGTCAACATATCAATCTAAATTAGCAACAGGTTTAGCAAGTATATTTGCAAGTAATTCGGCAAGCAATAAAAAAGATAGAAACACATTATACAATAATGAAAACCCAGATCCTAGTGTTACAGGTAAAACAGTTACCGAACTAAATGAGGGTTTCACTAAATTAGACACAAATTATAATAAACTTAAAGATGCAACAGCCGCAATTAAAAAAGATATTGAAGCTAAAAAAATTAAAGAAGTAAAACTTGAAATGCAATCATCAACATCATTTGTTGCTGATGAAAAATATAATATTAAATTAGCGTTTAGAAGATCTGATAGCGTTGCAAAATACGTTTTAAAATCTATATCTAAAAGTGGTACTGTGCCTAGTTTTACGTGGAAAGCAACTCCAGCAGAATTAAAAAGTAATCCAGCACAAAGAACAGAAGAAATAACTATTTCTTTTAAAGATTTAGGATACAGTGATGATATACAAGGTAATGTAATTATTAAATTCGTTATGTTAGGTGAAAACACAAAAAATAGTGATTGCGGTGGTCTTGATTGTCATGGTATTGAATTACTAAACACCTCAGGATTAAAAATCGCAGCGCCAATTACATTCTTATGTCGTCACACAAAAGTAAATTTAAATTATACTTCAGTTGATGAAACAGTAGAAAGTGAGGGGTTTGACCCATATGACAGTGAACCACTACAAGATTTTGGTAGTGAGCGTGTTTACCCACCAAAAATCGAGATTGATGTTGAAACCGATACTGTTAATAGAAAACCACCATTGGATGCGTTGAAATTAATAATAATGAAAATATTATCAGAATGTTTTTATTTTCAACAATTAGAGGAATCATCACCGTTAGCATATAGTGCCTTAAAGGACAAATTAAAATATTTTCACCCAGCGTTCCATTCGATGACACCTGAGGGATTAAATTCTAGATTAACATTTTTACAACAATGTTTAAGACCTGGAGACACCATCCCAATTAAGGATATTAGTGACATCATGAATCTAGATGCTAGAAATACAACTTTTGGTCCACCACCAATTTGTGTATTGAGAATTGGTGACTTTTATCATTCAAAAGTTATTATTGGTAATATACAAATAAACTACGATGATGCGCCTTTAGATATGAATCCAGAGGGTATCGGTATTCAACCCATGATTGCCAACGTTACGATGCAAATTAGTTTTATCGGCGGTCAAGGATTAAAAGAACCAGTTGCTAAGTTACAAAATGCATTGAGTTTTAACTTTTATGGAAACACTGAAGTTTATGATCATCGCTCAACAGCAACTGAAGACAGAACGAAATTCAATATAGCTGAATTAACAAAAATTTTAGAATCAGCACCTAAAACACCTACAAAACCAACAGTTAGTGAATCACCAAACAAACCAATTGATGGCACATATATTGGTTTACTAGAAGGAACTGATAAATTATCTTACTTACCATACGTTTTAGAACAAGGCGAGAATAGTATATTTGAATCTACAAAATTATACTTTGATAGTTTAAAAACGAAATATAATGAGTTATTGGTTATTAATGGACCATTGTTAATGCCATTATTCATTTCACCAAATTATAGAAAAAAATATAAAATGGATGTAAATGATTCTGTTTCAACAACAACTGAAATTGAATTATTGGGGGTATATGATAGTAAAACAGATTATTCAATATTGGTTAATAATTTTAATCAGGGATTAACTAAAAAAGTTAATAGTATTTCTAGCATAAGTACCTTTTTTGAATTTGATTCATTCTTACAGGATTATAAAATTACTCAATCAGATTTAATTTTAAAGCAGTTTATTTTAGATTTAATTAAAACAAAAATATCTGATCTTGAGGGTGTTAAATTAACTGAGATAGAATCAGCAAGAAATAAAGTTGTCCAAATTTTTGATAAATTAAATTTTATTTTAAGTACAAATGGCAAGGACGGTAAAACAGATAAAGAAACTATAACAGGAAAACAAGCAGCTAATTTTATACCTGCCGATTTTTACGATAGATATAAAAAGGTTATTACTTTCATACAAAAAGAACACCCTGAATCATTTACGAATGATTTAACCACAACTATTGATTTTATTTCAGTACATAATACAACATTACCTGATGATGTTTTTAAAGACCTTATTGGGTATTTTATAACTGAAGCGGATATAACAAAATTAGAAACACTTTATAAGGATTCACCAGATACTCTTTTCTTTACTCCTAATATAATTTCTAAAATGAGTAAAAAAATGAAAAAATTGATACTCACAACTAAAGAAAAGAAAATTAAATTTAAACATCCAAATGTTAAAGATACAAATCCATTATTATATGCTATTACCGATGTAACATTAACGGGACCAGAAAATGAAAAATTAAAAAAAGTGCTAAACTCAAAAGATAATAGTAGTGGAGTTAAATTAAATTATTTAAGATGAACCAATATTTTGACAGGTATCAATATTTTGTAGAAGATGAAGAACACAAAATTGTTCCAGGTATTGAAATACCTGTTAAATCTAGTGACAAATATATCCAATACAGAAAAAATAAAGATAGATTAGATAAACTTTCACAAGAATTTTACAATTCACCCTTATTTGGTTGGATAATCATGATGGCAAACCCTAGTTCTGGTTCTATGGAGTTTGAAATTCCGGATAATACTACAATAAGAATACCTTTTCCGCTAGTTAACACTTTACAAGATTATAAAAGAGGGGTAGAATTGTATAAACTATATTATGGCGAATAATAGAATCAGCATCAATGAAAACATACTTGTCAAAGTCGACCAACAAAACCTTGTTTATATCGACCCATCTAGTATTGTTGATAATGATGGTGAAATACATAGTAGATTGGTTGACCATGAAAACTTGGTCATGTATGTTAATCTAGAAGCCGATTTAGTTCCTAGAACAACTTTATTTTCTAACGGTGATGAAAACACAATGATTTCAATTGCTGGCGGGGAATTAAATTTTTTACGTAATCAAAATGGTCAAAACTACGATACTAGTTGGACAGACGTTTTCACCCCAGCAGCTAATGATGCTTTATCATCAAACGTAGATGTTCAAGAAAAAATATCTGACGGCTCTGGTCAAAGTTTCGGTTTTGAAAGTATTAATATTGTTACTAAAGGTGCAAACGCAATACCAGAGGTTAGTATTAATTTAATCGATGCTAGAGGTAAAACATTATTTGAATCACCCAAAAATTCACCATACCAAGCATTTTTTCATTTACCTTGGCCGATATTTTATTTAACGGTAAAAGGGTATTACGGTAAAGCAATTCGTTATAGATTGCACATGGTTGATTTTAAAAGTAAGTTCAATGGTACATCCGGAAATTTTGAAATTACTACAAAATTTGTTGGTTCAACTTTTGCTTATTTAAACGACATATTATTACAAAATATTTTAGCTGCGCCATATATGTATATGGTCGAAAACTCTGAACCATATCGCGAAAACACAAAAACAGGTTTAATTGAGAAAAAAATATCTCAATCAACAAAGGGTTATTCTATCTTAAAATCGGTATACTCCGACTATAAGAATAAAAAACTAATTCCAGAAAACTTTCCAATTAAAACATTAAGAGATTTAGTTATGACCGCAGAATCTGCGGAAAGATTATTGGAAACACAAATTTTTAAAAATGTTGTTGACTTTAAAGTTTTAGGTTCTGTTAAAGAGTATGAAAATATTATTACAGCTTTTCAAAAAGGTATTGATGCCTGGGGTAGGTCTTATTTAAATTTAGGACAACCAGATAATCCGGAAAATGACGGTGTTGCATATTATCCATTGACAAAAGTTGCAAGTGAAGAAGATACCAAGGCGGGTAGTATTAGTTTAAGTAGTATAACGGGTACAACTAAAAATGCACTTAACAAGAAAATAAATGAATACAAAGAAAGAGCGTACAATAATCAAGCGTTTGGTGTCACTTTAGATAAAAACCTAATTAAAGATACCGGTATATCATTAAAAACAATAACATTTGATAGGGTTTTAAATAAAAGGTATTATAGTACAAAGGGCGGTAAAGTTAGTGTTGCGTTTGATATTTTGGTTAACGACATCAATGATATTAAAAACGAATTTGTTGCACAAAGAAATGAATTAGAAAACAAGTTGGAAACCAAAATGAATGAAATCATTGAAAACGATTCAGATTTAGGTATCGGGTTTAAACCAACAATCAGAAATATATTTGCCGTGATATGTGCTAATGCAGACACTTACATTCGTTTAATGAAAGATGTTCACGTTAAAGCAATTCAAAGTTCAAAAGAAAGACAATCAATACTAACAGCAAGAAGTATTGTAGATAACAAAAATGAGGGATTATATCCTTGGCCACAAGTTAAGAAACAAATTAACGAAAACACGTCAACTTTAATGTATCCAGGCGACGCACAAATCGCAAATGGCATTAAAGCAAATGACCCAATTATTTGGCCGGAAGTTGAATTTATTGAGACATACGAATCTGTTGCAACTAAAAGAGTTGATCCATTAACAAATAATGAAATTGATGTTAGTAAGTTAAATTACATATTCCCTAAAGATAATGATGATAGAGTTGTTAATAATATCTCAACATTATTTAACATATCAAATATGAAGGGATATAATGATAAAACAATTAGTAATTTATTGTATGAAGTATATGAAAGAGGTTTTTATTCAACATCATATGAGTCATTTTCAACAGACGCTATTGTAGAATTAAGAGATAAGGAGTATGAAACAATTGAGGGAGCGTTAAATAACGATCCTGATTTAAAAGCAATGTTAAGAGGTCCGATATATAAAGAATATCTTTTATCCGGAACCGCTGGGTATGAAAAATATTTAACAAGTTATTCTCCATTTGAAAGACACCCTTATTACAAAGACAAGATAGCAACTGTTGATTATTTAAAAGAGATAATTGAAAGAGATTTTAAAATTGAAGAATATGATAAAATTAGAAAAGTTGATTATACAGATGGTTCATATGACGCTTTAAAAAATAGTATAAAAAAATACGAGGTTCAAGAATATCGATTTGAAGAATATCCGTTTGGTTCAACAACATATAAGAATTACTTAGGTAGAGCACTAAATGGTGACGATTTTAAGTTTAATGATATATTGTCAATAAATTCAAATGATTCATTTATTAGTTCACCTATTGAACCTAAAATGTGGATTAATGACACGTATAAAGATAATTTATTTATAAATAAAATTGAATTAAGTGGAACTACTAGAAACATATTAAATACGCCATATTTCCACAACCAAATATATTCTGACTTTTTTAAAGGTGGTAACGTAGGAAGATACTCTGGTTCAGCATATCTTTTATTAAACTCATTACCATTTAAGGATTTAGATGATATTATAGAGTATAATGGTAATAGTAAAATATTAATGTCTAACCTTTTTAGAGAGGTTGGCGCATCGCATTTTATACCATACCATTTAATTTTAAAATGGGGGTCAATCTACCATAGATATAAAAAATATTTAACTGAAGGTGTTGATATAATTTCTGGTGTTACAAATTCAATTACATCTAGTAAATTTTTTGATAACACGTCAGGTACCACGTTTAATTATGGTGGTGATACAACATATGTTAGTGGATCAACAATTTATACAACTGGAACAACAAGTTCTTTCCCAGTAGAAACTGTTGGTTTTTACCCATTATATCAAGACATCTTTCATCAAGTGGTTAACGGATATGTTTATTTTTCACCAGGCACTACCACTGGAAATGAGAAAGCAGGGGATTTAGTTTTGAATAGTTCCGAAATGAAAACAAACTTTGCATCTGCTTATAGTTCTGGAGCTGTTAGAAAATTAACATCATTACCATATCAAAGTAATGGTATCACATTATCATTTATGGTGGACAATTCAATACTTTCATCAAGTAATGCAAACTATACTGTGTTACCTTCTTTTGGTGGAAATCAACTTAAGGATTTAGAAACTGATTACAAACAAATTGAACAAGATTCATTTAAATTAATTTGGGACCCAGAAAACGAAGATTATCCAAATTATAGTGGGTTGACAATGCCAACATATGGTGAGAAATTTAAAACAATTACAACTAATGAATATTCGTTAAAAGGAAATAAAAGAAAGGTAATTGATTTGATGGCAACATTTAGCCCAAAAATGTTAGATGACTTTGAAGCCATGTTTTTAGAGTTCTCAACATTAAAATTAAACACAGACGGTAAAACAACAACAACTAGTTACAAGCACAGTAATTTTCAAGAATTATTAAGGGAAATTGTTACATTAAAAAAAGCAAATGTAACAGCAACTGATTTTAATTCGATAATAAAAGAACAAATAGTTGTATTAAAAAATATAACTGACGACATTTTAAAGAATGAAAACCTAGTTAAGTTAACAATTGGGAATGCAAAACAAATTGATAATTACACATTATACGGTGCTGCTGGGTTAGTCAAAACATATTCAGATAATGATTTTGATGTTTCACAGGTTACTTCAGATAATTTAAATTTAATTAAATTATATGTTGGTGAAGATATTGACGGGCATTATTTAGATTATTTCGCCACAACCAATGTTGAATTAAATGAGGAAAACATCTATTCACATAGATTACTAGCTAGAATATATGCGGGGTATTTAGCTAAGAACTTAGTGGATAACCCATCATATAACCCTACTGTAACAACCTTTAGAGCATATCTAAATGAGAATATAGTAATCCCACAAGAAAAAAGATTTGATACATATTTTAATGGATTGATGTTGAAGGTTGGAAAATTACCAATCGACACAACGACTCCAGTAACGGTTTATAGAGGTTTTAATACCGACAAGACAACTAAATTAGAAACCTACAATTTCTTTAAATCGTTTAATGATAAATGGGTTTCTGGTAATTCATTAGGACAAAGAAATCTTTTGGAAGAATTTTTATTCTTAGATAGAGCTAATAAGGATATTGGCAACGAACTATACATGAGTTTGGATAGATTAAAACCATTGGCAGACCCAAGAAATGCAAATAAAAGTTTATTGGGTATGATTTCAATTTTAATTCAAGGTAATAATATTGACTTTAGACCATTACCGGCCTACGTTAATTTTTATGGTACAAACTTTTCTGACAAGAAAAGAATTACCCCATCCAAAAATCTTGCTAGAAATTTATTTGGAACATTTTTAGAAGTTGACTATCAAGAATCATCTCCTAAAATGATTTTACAATATATAGGACCATCATCAAAACACTTATCAATGGGTGAGGTTAGTCCAAAAAACAAATTTAAGAATGACGGTGCCGATATTCGTAATGTTAATAAAAATCCATTATTAGTTTCACAACAACTGTTTATGGATACAGATTTTAGTAAGTCAAATAGGGTTGTGGGTTTTGAGGTTAATTTTGGGGATCAAGCACAAAGTATGTTTAAAAACGTTTCGTTAAGTCAAGATTCTAAAACACCAACATCAGAAACATTCTTGGCGTATGAAAATTTAGGTAGGTCACAATCTGGTTCTAACACATATCAAGTAGATGTTAATTTATTTGATTTGTATAGAACATATTCATACACATGTGAGGTTTCTTCTATGGGTAACGCTATGATACAACCAACAATGTATTTTTATTTAAATAATATACCTATGTTTGAAGGTACATATTTTATCACCGAAGTTTCTCACAGTATTAAAGCGAATCAAATTGACACAACTTTTAAAGGCGCTAGAATACCCAACGATAATTTACCAAACATAAAGGATAGTTTTGTTGCGGCATATAGACCATTATTTGACAAAATATTAAAGGCCGCGTTTAAGAAAAAACAAGAAGCAAATGCTGTTACAACCACAACCAAGAGTGCAACGATAAACGGTAAAACTGTTGAATACGACTTAGGACCACTTAATGTTAATGGGGAAGTTGTGTTAAGTGAATCCGGATTCCTTTCAGGTATCCCATACAACGGTCAGAACGGTGAAAAATATATCCAATATGTTGAACACACAATTAACGGTGTTAAAGACAAGTGGCTACGTGCTAGAGTGGTTCAAATGGGTGGGCCGAACTACACATTACCTAACAACACAGAAATGACCGTTACAACAAAAGCTCAAAACAACAATATTTTAACATTTGGCGACATTAATGAAAATATTGATTATTACTTCTCAACTAGATTCGATTTTTCAAACAAGTCAGCATCTGAGATATCAAATATCAATATGATATTCTATAACCCATTTTTGGCTAAGAATACCACTGATACAGGTGTTCCAAATCCATTAAAAGTTCTACCTTCAATAAACTTTACAACTGGTCTGTTTTCTGGCGCGGTACATAATGGTTTACCAGATACAACTTATGGTATAGCAATGTCACCCCAATTAATGAGGAAGTTAAAAGTGCAAGACGGTTACGTTATTTATTTTAAGCCCGAATAGTGAAAATTAAGATTTTTTAGATATTTATAAAATAAAGTTATGGAAAATAATAGAAACAGTTCAATAGATCAGTTCTTAAATCCAAAAATGGTTAAAACCCAATCTGAGGATGGAAAAGAACAAGAGGTTTGTGACTTACAAACCGGGGAGTGTTATACAATTAAGTCAAAAGACGGTATTGTTGAAAGAATAAATAAAAAATATATTACCGAAGACGGTAGACAATTATTACAAGATTAAAATCATGCTAGAAAAAAAACTCCTTGAAGAATTAAACAGATTTAAAAGTATTAATAGAAATGCTTCAAATTTGAATGAACAGGAATTACCAGCGCCTCCACCACCAGCCGATCCTGCGGCGTCACTAACTCCAGCACCAGAAGACGCTCCAGCAGCGGATTTAGGGGCACTTCCAGAAAATCCGGCGTTAGATGCTCCAGCAGCAGGCGGTGATACTGAAGAAGTCGATGTTACCGAATTGGTTAACATGACAAAAAATATAAAAAATGACTTAGAATCGTCAAAAGGTGAAAATACCGCCGTTTTACAAAAAATGGATGACGCGTTCAGTAAGTTAGCTGATTTGGAAACAAAATTAGCGCAGATGGATCAGGTTTTATTAAAAATAGACGAATTAGGTTCTAAAATTGAATCAATGAAACCAACAACTCCACAAGAGAAATTGGAAATGCGTTCATTGGACTCATATCCTTTTAACCAAAAACCTAATGATTTTTTCTCAATGAAGCAAGCTGAAATGCAAGCATCAGGTAAAAACGAATACGTTTTAACTAAAAATGACATTGAAAATTACTCTAAGGATGAAATAGCAAAAACATTCAACCCATTACAAGATGATACTCAATACTAGTGTTCAAAAATTTTTAGAAATACAGGTCCAATTAAGAATATTACATTGGCAAACTAAAGGATATGCAAGACATATCGCATTTGGTAAAACATACTCAACATTAGAAGGTTTTATCGACACGTATGTTGAAACGGCTATGGGTAAACAAGGTAGATTTGTTTTGGAAGAGCAAGACAAGAATATTAGAATTGACAATTTAACGGATGTTAAAATTGTTGAATTTTTACAAAATATTAAAGGTTTTTTAATTTCATTAAGTAATGAATTAGAACCAACTAAAGATAGTGATTTGTTAAATATTAGAGACGAAATGTTGGCAACAATAAACAAATTAGCTTACAAATTAACATTAGAATAAAATATATAGAAAATGATATCAGGTTCATTAGCAACAACAAACACAGATTCGACAAGAAGTTCATTATCATATGTGAATAATGTGATAACCGGCGCAACGTCTCAAGGACAGTACAATGCTTTTATTGACGAAAGAAGTATGGATGATAATATGGCAAATGTGTTAAAAAACACTTATGGGTATAATGTCACTAAAAGAACGGATTCTATGGGTACTTTTGCGAACTACTTAATTAATTGGGGGGAACCTACCTAAGGTTCTAACACGCTATTTAGCTAAAAAAACGATTTTTATTAAAATAATTAACCTGGATTTTTTAATTCGGGTTTTTTTATTTATATTAGCTCATAACAAAATTTATTCATTTAAAACGTAACATTATGTCAGCATTAGATGCAATTCTCAACCAGTATGAGAAAAACAAACAACCAGCGGGAGCAGCCCAAAGAGTTAGTTCAGAAGAGAGATTGAAAAAGTATTTCGCACCCATCTTAACAAAAGGTGTGTCTTCTGGAGAAAAAAGAATCAGAATCATCCCAATGAAGGATGGTACATCACCATTTAAAGAGGTATGGTTCCACGAAATCCAAGTGGATGGTAAGTGGGTTAAATTATATGACCCAGGAAAAAATGAAGGTAAGCGTTCACCTTTAACCGAGGTAAACGAAGCACTTCGTAGCACAGGTAATGAAGCCGATAGAGAATTGGCTAAAAATTACAATCCTAAACGTTTTTATATCGTTAAAGTTATCGACAGAGATAATGAGCAAGACGGTGTTAAATTCTGGAGATTTAAGCACAACTCAAAAGGTGATGGTCCTCTAGATAAAATTGTGCCAATCATGCGCAATAAGGGCGATATTACAGACCCTAAAAATGGTCGTGACTTAGTTATTTCATTAACATTAACTAAGAAGCCAAGTGGCGGAGAATACACAACCATTTCATCAATTTTCCCAGATGATGCTAGTCCAATCAGTACAAACGAAGGACAAGCAACAGAATGGTTAATGGATGATTTAACATGGGCAGACGCGTACTCTAAAAAGCCAGAAGAATATCTAGAAGGTGTTGCTAAGGGTTATACCCCAAAATGGAACACTGAAGAGAAGAAATGGGTTTATGGTGACGACGGACAAGTTGACTTGGGAGCGACTGAGACACAGAAATTAGTTGATCCACAAGACACTGATGAGGTAGACGAAGATTTACCGTTCTAATTAAGATGTTGAGGGCCCTTGTCAAATTTTAATCTAAGGGAGACAAGGGTCCCTCTTTTTAAAAAAAAATATTATGGCAATTAAGAAAAACGATTTTTCAGCAATAAAGAAAAAATTCTCAAAAGAGGCGTCATTTAAGCCAGATAGATTCTTTGATCTTGGTGACGCATTCTCAGACGCAGTAGGTATACCTGGACCAGCTATGGGGCATTTAAACATGCTTCTAGGGCATTCTGATACTGGTAAGACAACAGCATTGGTAAAAACGGCGGTAGATGCACAAAAGAAAGGTATATTACCAGTGTTTATCATTACAGAACAAAAATGGGATTTTCCACACGCAAAACTTATGGGTTTTGAAGTTGAAGAAAGCATTGACAAGGAAACTGGAGATAAGACATTTGATGGATTTTTCTTATTTAACAATCACTTTGAATACATTGAACAAATTACTGATTATATTGGTGAATTATTAGATGCACAAGATAAAGGTGAATTGGATTACGATTTATGTTTCCTTTGGGATTCGGTAGGGTCAGTTCCATGTAAGATGACTTTTGATGGTAAAGGTGGTGCACAACATAACGCCAGAGTATTATCAGATAAAATTGGTCAAGGAATTAATCAAAGAATTTCAGGTTCAAGAAGAAGTGATAAGAAATTTACAAACACACTAATTATAGTAAACCAACCTTGGGTAGAGTTACCAGATAATCCATTTGGTCAACCTAAAATTAAAGCTAAAGGTGGCGAAGCCATCTGGTTAAACTCAACATTAGTTTTCCGTTTTGGTAATGAAAAAAATGCCGGCACAACTAAGATTGCTATCACTAAAGATGGTAGAAAAGTTAAAATGGCTGTAAGAACTAAAATCTCAATTATGAAAAACCACGTAAATGGTTTAGGATATGAGGATGGTAAGATTATTGTTACAGCACATGGTTTTATGCCGGGTAAGTCAGAACCAGAAGAGAAGAAAAGTATTGAAGAATACAAAAAAGATTATGGTAACTATATTAGTGAAAGATTAGAAGTTAGTATTGACGAAATTTCTAAACTAAAAGTTGTCACAGAAGAGGAATAGTTTTTTAACATTATAATTTAAATTTTAAATGTCTGTACTGCTTGTTGATGGTGACAATTTACTTACGATTGGTTTTTTTGGTGTCAAAAATTACTTCTATAAGGGAAAACATATTGGAGGAATTTATCATTTTCTCAATACTCTTAGAAAATCATTTGAGACATACCACCTAGACAAGATATGCGTTTTTTGGGATGGTGCCGACAGTGCCGCCACTCGGAAAAAAATTTACCACTTATACAAAGACACAAGAAGAAGTAACAGATGGACGGATGAAGCACAAAGTTCATACGGTTATCAAAGAGTTCGAATTAAACAATATCTAGAAGAGTTATACGTACGCCAAGGCGAATATCAAAATTGCGAATCAGATGATTGTATTGCCTATTATTCACAAAATTCACCCAAAGAGAAAAAAATCATCTATTCATCAGATAGGGATTTAGCACAATTAGTTTCAGTTGATACTGATTTATATAATCCAGCACATGGCAAAATATATAAACCAGGGGATAATATTGAATACGACCATGAAACAATCTTAATTGAAAATGTTAAAATTGTAAAAATGCTGTGCGGAGACCCATCTGATAACATATTTGGTATTAGAAACTTAGGACTGAAAAGGATGATTGGGTTATTTCCTGAAATGCAAACAAAAATTTTAACACTTAACGAGGTTAGAACTAAAGCAGAAGAAATATGGCAAGTGGATAAACACAACAAAACCTTACAGAATTTACTTACTGGTGTTAGCAAATTAGGGGTACTAGGTGAAGAATTTTTCGAAACAAATGAAAAAATAGTTGATTTAACGGAACCAATATTAACTGATGATGCGAAAACGCAAATACTTGACTTAATAAATGAAACATTGGATTCCGAAGGGCGATCATATAAAAATACTATGAAAATGATGATGGATGACGGGATGTTCACCGTATTACCCAAACAAGAAGACGCCTGGATAAAATTTCTAAACCCCTTTCTGAGGTTAACCAGAAAAGAAAAAAATAAAAAAATAATAAAATTTAAAATTTAAAACATGAACATCCAAGAACAAAACAAATTTGAATTCCTTTTGACGTTGGACAATAACATCATCTGCCAAAGATTTTTTAATGTCCACGACTATAACCCAGTTAGTAGACGGTCTATGGACCTGCACTATTATATACAAGATATTTGTGTAGAAATTAGTGAGGATTTAAAAATAAAAAGTTCCAATTATTTGGTTGAAAATCAAAATTATATCCTGAATTCGACATACGTGGAAGACCCAAAAGAAACCGAAGAACAATACTTTTTGTTACAAGTGAAACAAGGTAACGATGTATTTATTGAAAGGATTTTCCTTGCGAGTGTGTTCCATCCAAAAGTGAGATACTCGGTTGACATTAGACCAAATTTGAGAAGAATTTTATCTGATTTAACTGACATAATGTCAAGAGAAGACCTAGAAACGGTATATCTACAGTATGAACTGTAAGATATAGTTATTTAATTTAATTTAAAAAAAAAGATTATGTCGAAAGAAATGAATTTTGGTTATTTGGGTCCTAGATTCCAACAATCATTATTAAAAACAATTATTGAAGATAAAAAATTCGGTGATTCAATTGTTGAAGTTATCGAAAGCAACTACTTTGATGGTGTGTATTTTAGAGTGATTATGGAACATATTAAAGAGTTGTATATAACCTTAAATTCAATACCAGCTTATGAAACTATTAAAAATAAAATTTTAATTGAAACAAAAGAAGGTTCATCGTCTTCTAAAGTTATTATTGACACATTAAGTGATATTCAAACTATAGAAATTAACGATGCATTGCACATTCAAGGCAGTGCCCTTAATTTCTGTAAACAACAAGTGTTAAAGAAAGCATTAAAAGAAGTTGAGGCGATAACTAATGACGGTGAATTTGAAGCATACAAAAGAATTGAAAATATTATTCAAAAAGCACTACAGGTTGGTGTGATTGATCATGATATGACAGATATTTTTGACGATGTCATGTCGGCATTACAAAAAGATTGTAGAACCGCTATACCAACAGGTGTTGTGGGCGTTGATAACTTATTAAAGGGTGGTCTAGGTAGAGGTGAGTTAGGTGTGGTATTAGCACCAACAGGTACTGGTAAAACAACGTTACTAACCAAGTTTGCGAACGCAGCGTTTAATAATGATTTTAATGTTGTTCAAATATTTTTTGAGGATAACGTCAATAATATTAAAAGAAAGCATTTTACAATTTGGTCTGGGATTGCGCCAGACGACCAAACAGAAGTTCCTGAAGAGGTTGAAAAAAGAGTTAATGAAGCCAAAGAAAGGTCTAAAGGTCAAATTAGGTTATTAAAATTACCTAGTGATTCTGTAACCGTTAGTGAAATTAAATCTAAATTAAGAAAGATGATTGCCGATGGTTTTAAAATAGATTTATTAACACTGGACTATGTTGATTGTATTTCACCAGAAAGAAGTGCATTTGGTGAAGAATGGAAAGGTGAAGGTGCTATTATGAGACAATTGGAATCGATGACTTCTGAGTTTGATATTGCAATCTGGACTGCAACACAAGGTAATAGAGAATCAATTAAAAGCGAAGTAGTTACAACGGACCAAATGGGTGGTTCTATTAAGAAAGCACAAATTGGTCACGTAGTTTTATCTATTGGTAAAACATTACAACAAAAAGAATTAAATTTGGCAACTCTTACATTGTTAAAATCTAGAGTTGGTAGAGATGGTGTTATATTTGATAACTGCCACTTTAACAATGAGTATTTAACGATTGATACTGATTCACAAAGCACTATGCTTGGTTTTGAACAAGACAAAGAAGAAAAAAACAAGCAAAGAATTAGAAAACTATTAGACGAGAAAACAAAAACTCGCGTAACTAACTAAAAAAACAATAAATTATGGTAGAGAAAATTTTGGTTGAAAACCCAAACCGATTTGTTTTGTTCCCAATAGAACATGAGGATATTTGGAAATTGTACAAACAACAAGAAGCGTGTATTTGGACAGCAGAAGAGATTGATTTAGGTCAAGATATTACTGACTGGGAGCATAAACTTAATAATGATGAACAACATTTTATTAAGAATGTGTTGGCATTTTTTGCGGCATCGGATGGTATTGTTAATGAGAATTTAGCAATGAACTTCGTAAATGAGGTTCAATATACTGAAGCAAAATTTTTCTACGGATTTCAAATAATGATGGAAAATATCCATAGTGAAACATATTCATTATTGATTGACACATACATTAAAGATAGAGAAGAACAAATGCATCTTTTCCGTGCAGTAGATACAATCCCAGCAATTAAAAAGAAAGCTGATTGGGCTATTAAATGGATTAATTCTGAATCTTTTGTTGAAAGATTAGTTGCGTTTGCGGCTGTTGAAGGTATCTTTTTTTCGGGTTCATTTTGTTCTATCTTTTGGTTAAAAAAGAGAGGTCTAATGCCTGGATTAACATTCTCCAATGAATTAATTTCTAGAGACGAAGGTATGCATTGTGATTTTGCTTGTCATTTATACAACAGTCATATTGAGAAAAAAATACCTGAAAAGAAACTTAAAGAAATCATTGTTAGCGCATTAGAAATTGAGAAGGAATTTATATTAGAGGCGTTACCTGTTAGATTAATCGGTATGAACTCAGATTTAATGTCTCAGTATCTTGAATTTGTCACAGACAGGTTATTAGTTGCTTTAGGTTGTTCTAAAGTATACAACGTAGCGAATCCATTTGACTTCATGGAGAATATCGCTATTCAAGGTAAAACCAATTTCTTTGAAAAAAGAGTTGCTGAGTACCAAAAAGCAGGAGTACATAATAAAGCTGAAGAAGAACTTGACAGCGCATTTTCTGACATGGATTTTTAAAATAATAAAAAATGAAGGTAAAAAAAAGAAACGGTGAATTAGAAGAAATGAGATATGACAAAATTACTAAAAGAATTAGTGCCCTTTGTCATGACTTAAATTTGGAATATATTGACCCAACATACATCACTCTTAAAGTAACGCAAGGGATATATGATGGAATTAGTACATTAGAGTTAGATAAACTAGCGGCTGAAACCGCCGCATCAATGACAACAACTCATCCAGATTACGCAAAATTAGCTGGTAGAATTGCTGTTTCAAATTTACATAAATCAACACCAAATAAATTTTCACAATGTATTAAACAATTATATTCTTTCAATGAACCTAAAACTGGAAAAGAATCATCATTGATTTCAAAAAATCTATATGATTTTGTTTTGGAAAACAAAGAAGTAATTGACTCAGCGATTGATATCGAAAGGGATTTAGATTTTGATTTTTTTGGGATTAAAACTTTAGAAAGATCATACCTATTAAAGATTGGCGAAAAAATAGTTGAAAGACCACAGTATCTTTATATGCGAGTTGCTATGGGTATTTGTAATGGTGATTTAGAAATGGGCTTAAGGATCTATGATGATTTGTCTACTCATTTATATACACACGCAACACCAACATTGTTTAATGCCGGAACACCAAAGGCACAAATGTCATCATGTTTCTTATTAGCGAATAAAGATGACAGTATCGAGGGGTTGTTTTCAACAATTAAAGACGTTGCACACATATCTAAATGGGCCGGTGGTATTGGATTACACGTTCACAATGTTAGAGCAAAGGGTGCGTATATAAAGGGTACAGGCGGTGAATCTGATGGCTTAATCCCTATGATGAAGACATACAATGAAATTGCTCGTTGGATTAATCAAGGTGGTAAACGTAAAGGTTCATTTGCAATTTATTTAGAACCTTGGCATTCAGACGTTTTTGAATTTATTGAATTAAGAAAAAATACTGGTAAAGAAGAGATGCGTGCTAGAGATTTATTTTTAGCAATGTGGACTCCAGATTTATTCATGAAGCGAGTTGAGGAAGATGGTGATTGGTCACTATTCACACCAGACGAAGCTCCAGGTTTATCTGATACATATGATACACCAGAAGAAAAGAACTTTACAAAATTATATGAACAATACGAACAAGAAGGTAGAGCGCGTAAAGTTGTAAAGGCAAGAAAATTGATGGATAAGATTTTAGAAGCGCAAATGGAAACAGGTACACCTTACATGTTGTACAAAGACCCTGCAAATTATAAATCAAACCAAAAGAATTTAGGTACAATCAAGTCATCTAACTTATGTACTGAAATTATCGAATATTCATCTGCCGATGAACAAGCGGTTTGTAATTTAGCGTCAATCGCTTTACCAAAATATATTATTAATGGTGAGTTCAATCATGAATTATTATATGAAACTACTAAGCAAATTGTTAGGAACTTAAACAATGTGATTGATTTAAATTATTACCCGACAGAAGAAACTAAACGTTCTAACTTTAGACACAGACCAGTAGGTTTAGGTATTCAAGGTTTAGCAGATATTTTCTGTTTGTTAGGTATTGCATTTGAAAGTGAATTGGCGGATAAAATCCAAGTGGAAATTTTTGAAACAATTTATTTTGCTGCACTAACATCTTCAATGGAGATAGCACAAAAAGAAGGTGCTTATGAAACATTTGAAGGATCACCTTTATCTCAAGGTATTTTACAATATCAAATGTGGGGTAAAACTGATAAGGACACTTCAGGTAGATGGGACTGGAAATCACTAAGAAAAGAAATCATCAAATTTGGTGTTAGAAACTCGTTATTAGTTGCACCTATGCCAACGGCATCTACAGCACAAATTTTGGGTAACAATGAAGCGTTTGAACCATTCACAACAAATCTTTACTTGAGAAGAACTTTAAGTGGAGAATTTGTTGTAATTAACAAACATTTAGTAAAAGATTTATTAAAGATTGGTATGTGGAACGATACCATCAAAAATAAATTAATTATGGAAAATGGTTCTGTTCAAAATATCCCAGAAATTCCTACAGAATTAAAAGAGATATATAAAACCGTTTGGGAAATGTCACAAAAAAGAATTATCCAAATGGCTGCAAATCGCGCTGTTTATATTGACCAATCACAATCTATGAATTTATTTATGGACAATGTGACAAAACCAAAATTATTGGCGGCACACATTTATGGTTGGAAAATGGGTTTAAAAACCGGAATGTATTATTTAAGAACTCGTTCAGCGGTAGATGCTATAAAAAGTTTAGGGGTGGATATTTCAGCCACAACACCAAAACCAGAACCAGTGCAAGCACAAACGACGAATTCAATACATTTTGAACAAAACGATGCAACCTTGACAGCAAAACCAGACGATTCACCATTTGAATGTGTTGGTTGTGGTTCATAATATAATGGGTGGCACCTAAAAAGTCACAATTATCGCGACATTTTTTAATAAAGTGTCGCGATTTTTTATTTATTACCATTTCGGTATTCTTTATATTTATTGGTATGGCAACATCCTATGGTATAGATTTCCCATTTAGGGATAGTATGGTCGGTGACTTTGTTAGAATGACAAAAACCCCCGAGCAAGAGATTAGAGCGAATCTAATACACCTTATATTAACAAAGAGGGGTACTAGATATTTTTTACCTGATTTTGGTACTAGAATTTATGAATATATTTTTGACCAAAATGATGTTATCACCTTTAACCATATTGAAGACGAAATAAGAGAATCGGTAAAAAAATACATTCCAAATTTAGATATAAATTCAATAAAGGTTGTTAACGCTGAAAATGATCCAGATGAACAGGTTAGTGTTAGTGAAGATGAAGATAGTCGATTATTTAGAACATCTGATTCATCAAACAAACCTTATACAGCAAAAGTAAGAATTGATTATACAGTAAATAATGGGGCATTTGGTTCAAGTGATTTTATAATTATTAACATATAAGATGAGTAAAAAAATATCGTACACGAATAGAGATTTCGCGGGAATTAGAGAAGAGTTAGTTAATTTAACAAAAGATTACTATCCCGAATTAATTAAAAATACAAATGACGCATCAATATTTTCGGTGTCATTGGATTTAAATGCCGCTGTTGCGGATAACTTACATTACCATATAGATAGGGTTTGGCAAGAAACTATGCTGGACTTTGCTCAACAAAAACAATCATTATTTCATATAGCAAAAACATACGGAATTAGGGTTCCAGGTCAAAGACCGGCCGTTTCATTATGTGATTTTAGTATTAATGTACCAGTTAGAGGTGATAAGGATGATGAAAGATACGAAGGTATCTTAAGAGCTGGCGCTCAAGTGTCTGGGGGTGGTCAAATATTTGAAACAATTTCTGATATTGATTTTTCTAACCCATTTAATGACAGAGGAGAACCAAACAGATTAAAAATACCAAATTCTGATGCCAATAATAAATTGATTTCATATACGATTACAAAAAGAGAAGCTGTTGTTAATGGTGTTACTAAAATTTTTAGAAGAGCAATCACGCAAAGAGACCAAAAACCATTCTTAAAACTCTATTTACCTGAAAAAAATGTTCTAGGAGTTACTTCAATTATACATAAAGAAGGAACGTCTTTCGGTGCTAATCCAAATGCTTCTGAATTTATTAGTTCAACAAATAAATGGTATGAGGTTAAAACACTAATACAAGATAAAGTATTCATTAAAGACCCTACAAGCACTTCTGACAAAAAGAATTTTGTTGCAGGTACAAATGTTAAGGTTTCAAATAAATTTATTACAGAATATACACCAGAAGGTTATTTCTCATTAACATTTGGTTCAGGTAATGTTGATCCATTAGATAATTTGGACAACTATATTACAAGTAATTTAAAGGTTAACCTAGGAACATATCTAAATAATATGTCAATGGGTACAATTCCTAAAGCAAACACAACCTTATTTGTAAAATATAGGATTGGTGGTGGTAAGGAAAGTAATCTAGGGGTTGGTGTTTTAACAACGGTAGAAAATGTTGATTTTGTGATGACGGGTCCTTTAAGTTCTATAAATAACCAAGTATCTCAATCATTACAAGTTACAAACGTAACACCGGCTGTGGGTGGGGCGGATCAACCAACTGTTGAGGAATTAAGAAATATGGTTGCATATAATTTCGCAGCACAAAACAGAGCAGTTACGCTTAATGACTATAAATCATTGATTGAAAATATGCCATCAACATTCGGGGCTCCGGCCAAAGTTAATGTAATGGAAGAAAACAACAGAGTGAGAATTAAGTTATTATCATATGATGAGAATGGTAACTTAAGTGATACAGTTTCTAACACCCTAAAAAACAATATTTTAAATTACTTGTCGGAATATAGAATGATTAACGACTATTTGGATATTGTTAGTGGTGAGGTTATTGATATGGGTTTAGAAATCGATTTGGTGGTTGATAAAAACCAAAACCAAGCAGATTTATTAAGAGAAGCGATTACTAAAATAACAGCTTATTTCTCAATCGACAAACGTAAGATGGGAGACCCATTATTTGTGGGTGATTTGCAAAAAGAAATCAATGATATTTCTGGTATTGTCAACGTGGTCAGTATTAGAGTTTTTAATAAAATTGGTGGAGAATATTCAACAGCACAGGTTGCTCAAGAGTCAAATCCTATAACAAAAGAAATTGTACAATCTGATTCAACCATATATATGAAAGCAAATCAGATATTTCAAATCAGATTTCCAAATAAAGATATTAAAATAAGAGTTAAAACCTTAGGTTCCACTACATACTAATAGTTTTTTTACTTATATTCTACATTAGAAAATCAGTAGGTTTCTATTTATATTAGTATGGTTCAAAAACATAGAATTTTAACAAATGTTGGGAAGGATAAATTGGTTACTGTTGAATTACAACAGAAATTCGATTTATTAGAGATACTTTCATTAAAATTTACTCAACAAGACACTTACGCATCATTGTGCGCCGACTATGGCGTTGTTTGTGGTAGAATATCAGTAAACAACGGATTTGGTGTTCCTAATGCTAGAGTATCCATATTTGTTCCATTAGCCCAAGAAGACGAAGATGACCCAGTGGTATCAGCTTTATACCCATTTAAATCAGCACAAGATAAAAATGAGAACGGATATCGCTATAATCTACTTCCAGCAAGAAAACAACACGGCGGTCATGAACCAACAGGAACATTTCCAGACCAGACAGATATTTTAACAAGAGAAGAAGTTCTAGAGGTATATGAGAAATATTACAAATATACTGTTAAAACAAATACTTCAGGCGATTTTATGATTTGGGGGGTACCCCTAGGTGAACAAACAATACATGTGGATGTTGATTTATCTGACATTGGTTGCTTCTCATTACGCCCAGATGATTTTTTAAGGAATGGTTATGGGGTTGACCAATTTAAGTCAACATATCAGTTTAAACCAAGCGTAGATTTAGATTCACTACCACAAGTCGTTTCTTTTGATAGAACCGTTGAAGTTCACCCTTTCTGGGGAAATGTCGAACTATGCACTTTAGGAATTACTAGAAGCGACTTTGATTTGTCTAGTCAAGGGGTTAAAATACAACCAAAAGCATTTGTTATTGGTGGTTTATTTACTGACAAGGATAGTAATGCAATTAATAAGAATTGCCAACCAAGAAGACAAATGGGTAGAAAGTGTGATTTGGTAACAGTTAATTCCACTATCGAATCAATTAGATTTACAACACAGAGAGATTCAAGTAATCGACCAATATTAGAACTTATTGAAACAAAAGAAGATATTGAAGAAAGTGGTTCATTCGTAATGCCAATTGAAATGAATATGGACTATGTCTATACAAATGAATTTGGTGAAAACGAGTTTACAAATGACCCAAACAAAGGTATTCCAACGTCAGCCATTTATAGAATGCGAATGTCTGTTAAGAACGAAACATTGGGTAGGGTTAGAACAACCGCAAGTTATCTTTTACCAAACATTAAAGAGTATAGTAACGACCAAATGAAATCGTATGCGTGGTCAACCGAATATTCAGATTACCCCGCATCTGCAATGGGCGACATATTAAACAATGTTGACGGGTTTAATTACCCACAAGATTATTTCTATAGATTTTCATATAATAAAGTTTATACTGTTTCATCTTTTCAAAGTTCATATTTTAGAAACGTACCATTCTCAACTGATAATTTCTTAGCAATTAAAGAAATTGTTCCAAGTGAAGAAGAAGATTGTACAAGTTCAGCAAATACATTCCCAGTTAACTTTGGTACTAAAAATGTAACTTTCACATTATTAATTGCTGAGGTTCTATTATTTTTAGAACATTTAATAAATCTATTAACATTGACGTTTACAAATTCTTTAGTGCGTTTATTATTTACAATTGGGGATGGTGCAGATTTTAGACCTATTAGACAATTAGCCAAAAGTATTAAAAAGGCAGCATTTAGAGCACAAGAAAATGGTCAAAGACGTTTATATCTAATAAACTATCCAGAATGTGAGGAATGTAACGGTGATGACACTTATGGCTCTGTTGTAAGCGGTACTGGAACTAGTAGTGATTATTGTTCAGTTGGTAGTGTAACAATAACTGGAGATTATTTAGAAAATAGTAGAACGTTAAATGTGACATCATTAACATTTGCACCATCGTCAACAGGTAATTGTTCTGGCGAAGATTTAGATGCCTTAGGCGCCGCATTAATTTCTGGCGGTACAGGTATTCTTTATTTTATAAATAATCAGTCAAATTATCTATTATCTAGTGTGACTTATGGAAACCAAAATTTAACCAATCAATTTTCGGGAACACCTGTTTTAGATATTAGCGGTAATACTATTAGTTATAGCAATATAACATTTGAAGATATAGAAGCATCATTAGGTGAACCAATATCATACACATTAACAATTAGAAGCGCAACAGAAAAAGAAGGTACAGACACATCAACATTAGTTCAATTAGAATCTGGTTGTGAATTATATGATACACCATATGATGAAAGTATTGTTAGCTGGTATTATCCAACAACCGGTTACACTAATTACAGTCAATCGGGTGTAATATCACCAGCAAGTTATAATGCTGGTACAACATCAGTTGTTGCAACAAACATTACCAATACCGGATATGGTGCAACAACAGATGCTTATACTTCAACACTTTCAGGTACAGACGATATTATTTTTTATCCTAGTTCAGGTGTTCCATTAGTTACATCTTTTGGTGGTGATTCCTATGAAAAATTTACCCGTAGTGGTATGTCTGAATTTGAAAATGGTGTTTTCACCATTGTCCCTGGATCCCAATCAACAAAAAGGGTTTGGGAGATACTGAGAGAATATCGAAGAAGAAAACGTGTTGGTAAACTTTTTTGTGGTGGTATCGTAAATTATTCATTTGTTGATAACTGGTTATCTGGTTCGTTATATTTCTTTGCATTTAAAGCTAAGAATAAAACATCAACAGATGCTGATTATTGTAAAGATATTATAAAATGGGCGCCAGATCAAAATATATTTTATTACAGATCATGCCCGTATAATCCTAGTACAAGTGCTTGGGGGGCAGGCGCTAGTTTATTTTTTACCAAAAAAAGAATTAATCGCCCAACAACATTTGTTGATTTAGGTCCTAGAGATGAATTCATTAAAGAAATTTGCACTGACCCAAATTTAGACCCAAACTGTTCTGTTAGTAGACAGATTGGTCCAACATCATATAAAAATTTTGGTGAACTGTTAGGGTTGGCAATTAACTATAGAATGGATGTTAGTAACAATGAACATGATATTAATAATTTTTTTGATAATGAAGGATTTAAAGTAAACGGTATTAATAAGGTGTTGGATGGTGATATTATGCAATTAATATCCATTAATAATGAAGTTGGTATTGAACCATTTGATTTACAAAGCCCAAAATATCTTGGGTATTCATATCAAGTATTAGATCCAGATGTATACCCTAGTGTGTTTAAAAACGGAACAAATGTGTATGGACCATTACCAGTAACTTTTGAATTTGCTGAAGATGGCGAAAGACAAAGAGCTTGTTTAAATGAACCAACACATATTGCAAATGATGGTTTAACACTTGTGCAGGGTAGATTGACAGAATCGGCTCAACCAGTACCATTTTATTTATGGGAAAAAGGCGGAACCGGATTTGGACCACATAATGAAACAACGTTAGATAATCAACGATGGGATTATGGAAATGTTCAAGTACAACCTTTACAAGGAATGACTTATGGCTATAATTTAACATCGGCGGCGGATGATTCTTCTGACAAATATCTGTTATTACCAATGACATATACATTCTCTGGTTTAACTATTGGTGGTATTGATGTAACAACAACAGTTGAATTTGATGTGGTATCGTCATCTGATGGTCACGCATCATATGATGGTGAGTATCCAGGATTTACTTATCTATATTATACTAGTGGTACTCAAATAGAACCAACAGCAGGAACACTATACACTAGATATGGTACCGCTGGAACTTGGAATCAAGTTACTTGGGATGCTTCTATGGATTTTATAATTAGAAAAACACAAGATTATTATAGTAGTTCAAAACAGATTTTATCAACACCATTTTTATTTTATTTCGGTTTAAGACCAGGCAAAACCGGCTTGGATAAGTTTATTGAAAGATTTGGTCCGAAAGGAGCATTCCCATCAGCAGAATAATGGAAAAGAGACAAATTATATTACCAGAAAAGGAATACGCTAAAGCGCCAGAAAAAGATTTGGTGACTAAAATTGGTTTGAATACATCTGAAGAATTGTTAAGAGAAGGTGACAAAACAATATTATTGGATGTTCAAGAATTATTTGGTGAGGAGAGAAACGAAAGTCCTAAGTATAAAATATATGGTAAATTAAAAATGATTTTTAGAAATCTATATTCTGGAACAACAGGATATGCAAAATTACAAAAGTCGTTATATCTAAATGGTGACGGAGCAACTGGTGCACAAAATGAAGGTTACTTACCATATGATGAATTTGCTTTTTTAAGACGTGATTTATTGCGTGAAGTCATAACAGAGCCAGATGTAAATGCTGGAACTATGGGCACGTATAGTGGTTATGGCGTTAGCGTTACAGGAAACAATAACCATGCGTCAATATCAACTATGGACGCACCATACCATAACTGGAATTTATATCTTAGTTATGTTTATGGTTCTGACCCCGAATACCCTATTGCGTATACATTAACCGGCGGGGTAAAAACACCAAGTGGAAATAAAGCTAAACACGGAATACCGGCAAGAGTAACCGATAAAGGAAGTTATTATAAGTTAACAACACCAGTTCCTCACGGAATTGAACAAAAAGAATTTGTGGTTATTAATGGTACAGCACATTCAATTAAAAGTATTGGTGACGAGGTTTATGAATCTGAAAAGTATGTTATTAATGTTGATAAAACAGAATTAAGTGGAACTACCATTAGTGGTGTGATTATGATTAAAAGATGTTTAAGTGATAACGACGTAACAGGAACAACTTGTTCGTATTATGTACATAAACATAAAACACTTACAGATAATTCAGCTTATATAATGGATAAGGCAGGATTTGAAACGCCAATATTTGAGGATGAAAAAAAATTATTATTTGAAAATAGCGCGCAAGAAAACGATGTGTTAGTTGAGAAAAATAGAATGGAGTCAGTGATATTTGATTTTAGGGAACCATTTATTTTAACTGGTATTACTAACAATTTAGATTTTACACCAAGCGAAGTTTACTTGTCTGTTGTTTTTAAAAATGGCTCTGGATATTTTGAATACCCACCAAAAGTGGGATATAAGTTTCACTTACATAATTCATGGGTTGATGAACACTTCAGCGGATCAACATCTAATGAAACCGGAATGTCTGGTCAAACATTTACAAGAACTCAAGGATCAGACACTTATACATTTAGTAGTGGAACAACATTACCAAAAGGCACTGTATTAATTGGTGCTTTTGTGGAATATGACCCAGTTAATTTAAAAGAAAGAATTATTAGTGAATCTTTACATAAAATCACTAACCCAGTTTCAATATTCGACTTTAATCAAGATGATTCTGTTTATTATGTGGGTAATAGCGCACAAAATAAAATGGGGTTATATTATCAACCACATTATAGAATTAAATTAAGACAACTTTCGCCATATATTGAAACTTCAAATACGGATAATATATATGATTTACCAGATAACGTACAATATTTTCCAAAAGAAGGTATTTGGAAATGGAGAGACGTTTATGACCACGGATATATCGATGACGAAGGTAACGGAACAAATTTTCCATTTGTTAATGGTCAACATTATGTTATGCAAGATATTAATTTCTATATGAGAAATGAGAAGGAATATTTAAATAAAACAAATGGCATTAGAGCGTTTGGTAAAAAGAAAACTATCTGTTAATGAAAATTTTAAAAACAACTGATGATTTTTATTTAAACATTCCACAATCCGTTGATTTCAAAACTAATGCTGGTTGGGAAGAAAACTTTGCTAGTTATGAAAAAGAAACGATGAAAAAAATTATCAATCAAGTTGATAACTACGAAACGACCAGATACATACATGAACCATATTTAAATTCAGGAATCAATCAAAGCGATATTTGGTTTTACTTTTATTTTTTAGACGCTAATAATGGGTATTCAAATGGTTTAGATTATAATCTAGTTGGTATATCTCCAGAAGAGAATGCTATGTTATTAGCACATACTGTTAAGAGTTTCTTCAGAATAGAATTTTATAGCACACCAAAAAAGGAAACACAAAAATTAATATTTGCCAAAACATTATCATTACCATTAGGTCAAAAAGTATTCTATACCTCTTTAGGTGACTATATCCATGTTCCAGTTTTTACTGGTAACAATTACAGGAATAGTGAAAACATGTACTTCTTTTGGTTCCAAGATAATTCCGTTTATTCTGGTGACACTTTTTACATTTCAGCTAGATTTTTTAATGCTGAGGATGGTTCAATTTTAAGTTTTTCCAATAAAAATATTATTGGATCAGAATTAAATCAAGATGATGACTTGTATTATGAAGTGCAAACAGATATGACAAATCATTCATATGTTATTTATGAGTATGATGGTTCAACTGGATCTAGAAAGGGTTTAAGAACAACACCAATAAATTTTTATGAAATACCAGAATAAATGAATAAAAATCAATTTCAAATATTACAAAATACCGGAAAAACATTCAATGTGCCAATATTTTTAGAGGCAGATTTGGACGAGATGGGGGTAATGGTGGAATTTGATGGCGAATTAGAACAAATTGAACAGCTATGCAATTTTACTTATTCTGGAAATGGTAATGCAATTACAGTTTATAATACCGGAAGCACAAATAGGTTAAAAAAACTTGTTGAAGCCGAATTTACAGTTGATTGGGGTGACGGTGCATTGTTAACCGGATTTACATTACTATCAAATACATCACACACATATACTAGTAGCGGTGAAAAAACAATAACAATAACAATGGATAGCCCCTGGGGTGTTCAAGAGGTTGAAAAAACAATACAGGTACCTTTGGTTAGCGGGTATACCGGCACAAATGCATTAGGAACACTAACGTTTGATGTACCATATACAAGCATTACTGGAGTTACACAAGATTATTTGAACGATTATGATTATGCTACCGGACATACGGGTACCACCACTTTCTTAGGTGTTGGAACTAGTAGAGTAGACGAATTAAAATTATATGGTTCAGGAAATTCATACAGTGGAATTACAACCGGAACAACAACAGTTGAAGGTGAAACATACGCATATACAGGATACACATTAGATGGATTACAATATAAAGATTTATCTGATGGTTCTACATATATTTCTGGGAACACGGCGTCATTTCAAATAGAATCAACAATAAACGCAATGTTAACCAGAAATGAACATTTTTTAGGGTTTATTGATGATCCTGTGATATATTCTGACATTTTTGTTGAAAGAGGAAAGCAGGGTGTTTGCGAATATAACTTAAGATTAGGTGAAGTTGACAGTTTAGGTGAGTTAGAAGTGTATGGAAATGGATTTTTTACAGTAAGAAAACAATAAAAATTATATTTATTATTAAAACACATGGCAGTAGGATCATACGGAATAGTTAGACCAGCAGACGCATCACCAGAAGATGTTGAAATCATCTACCATTATGCGGCGACAAGGTCGACAGATTCCACCCCAATCTTGAAAAAATTATCTGCAACAGATATTTTAACTCCAGTATATCATAATGATAGTACAGGTGCTTCAAATGGTGTTGAAGTTTTAGGTGGTATGTACAATCTAAAATTAGAATCATCAGATTTCACAGATATTGGAATATATACATTACATATTAGACCTAAACAAATTAGAACATTAATAGCTGATTGTGGGGTTTTAGCGTCATTACCATCAGTTAGAGGTATTATTGTAGATTTAGGTAATATTGAAACAGAGGATAGAAACAAGTTCACACCTCAAGGTCTAATTGGTCACAGAATTGAATATCTAGATGCTAATCACAAAAAAGTTCCTAATTTTTACCGAATAGTGACTTCTTCATTTTATTGTGAGCCAATCACATCTAATTTAACAAACTCGTCACAAAAAGCGATTCGTTATAGATACATTGATTCTGCTAGTAATTTAATGTTTTTGACGGTGACACCATCATCGTCTCCAGCAAACAGACCGAATACAATACCTTTTATTGGTCAGCCAAACCAAGAAATAATCATTACAAATACATACTTTAACCCAACAACAATTGAGGTTGAAATGGTTGAACATGATGCATCGACATTAGCACTTGCTCTTTATGGTAATCAAACTAAAGCAATTAATAGTGGTATATACAGCATATACAATAAAGAAAATAATATATACAAACAATTTAATCTTTACGAAGTTAAAGACGAATTTAATGAAACATTATATGAAGTTCGTGAAGAGAGAACAACTATTGATGAATCTTTAAACTTTGATGATATTACAGAATAATGGCAAAATATAAGGTACCAAGTCAAGCAACGAGCGGAAATCAAACATTTTCCGACAGTATTATCGGTAGTCAAATTACCGATGGAACTAGTCAATTGACCAATACCAATTTTGCTTTAGATAAAATCATACCAGAAAAAGATTCAAAATCGTTTAAAACTGCGCCGTTTTCGGATTTTTTAACATTAGAAGATTTAAAAATTGAAACAGAATCACCAACAACTGTTACACAGTCAACAGGTGAAAAAAGACCAATCAAATTTAATGATTCTAAAGCAGATGCCGGAAAATCATTATATGGTTCATTAAGAGAAAGATTTAGAGTTTCAACAGCTAGGATTATTAATAATTTCCCAGCAGCACTTTTAGCAGATAGTACATCACCTGTTGGTGTTAACAAAAACACCGCTGAAAATATTGTTTACAATATAATTACAAATAGAACTACGTTTACATTACAAACATCATTAATGTATAACCCATTAGATGTTGTTTTGGTTGAACCGACAGTTGTTGTTACTGGAGAAACGACAAATAGTATAAGAAATTTATATTCAGCATATAAAAAATATGCCGTTGATGTTAACAACACAACTTATACTGTAACAAAATATACGGAGCCAGATGTTAATAATGTTGTTGGGTTCGAAGTTATTGGTAAGCCATTTACTGGTTCAACATATACAAGTTCATATTTAATTCGCCCAAATAATGGCGTTGTCGAAGAGTTTTATATAGGGTTAGACGATTTAGAACAAACAATTTTAAATAGAGAAACACTACCAATATATAAGACAACGTTTCAAATACCTAGAGATACTTCCGGCGGAACAAAAACCGAAATTATTCCAGTTGAAGTTAATTGGCCAGTATCTAAAGACGGTTGGAATATTAGAATTGTTGGTTTAGAATACCAAAACTATATTGACACTGTTAACTCAATTGCGATTGAGGTAGATGAGTACAAATCTGATTTAATAATTAGATTTCTATCATCACCACAATTATTTGAATTTGATACAGATGACCAAAAAACCAATAAAATTTTCCAATTATATGGTCAAAATTTTGATAAGGTTAAAAAATATATTGACAACATTGCATACATGCGTAATGTTAGTTATGATACCATCAATAACATACCAGATGTATTCTTAAAAAACTTAGCAAACACGTTAGGTTTTAATACAATTAATATGTTTGATGAGAAAACATTACAAGATCAAATATATAACGCTTCAATTCAAACATACGACGGGGTTTCAATAGGTAAAAACTTAGTTGAAGCAGAACTTGAATTTTATAGAAGAATTGTTGTTAACCTAGCACATATCTATAAATCTAAAGGTACTAGAAGTAGTTTAGATTTCTTTTTAAGGTTTATAGGTGCACCACCACAAATGGTAAAAATTGATGAGTTCGTTTATAACGTTGAATCAAGTTTACCTAGTTCAACAATTGAGCAAGATATCTTTGATGTTATGCAAGGCAACAAAGTCAATAAAACGTTAACCTTTAACACTACTGGTTACACATATGACATTGTTGAAGAAACGGCATCAACATCATTTAGTTCTAGAACCGATTTCCCTGTTGATGAAAATACTGGGTTACCAATATCACCAACAACAAATGATGAGAACGTGTTCTTTCAAATGGGTTCTGGTTGGTATGAGG